TTTCAAGCTCGCTAATCTGTGTACCTGCACCAAGTAATCCTTGAGCAAACTGACCAAGCTGTGCCTGCTCACCAAATGCTTGAGTACGTGCATTAGCCGCAAGCTGTGCAAGAGTTTGTTGCTGTGCTTGTCCAAGTCCTAACGCATCAGGCTGTACCATACCAGAGCCTGCTCCTAAACCTGCACCTTCACCCGCAAGTCGGAGACCTAAACGTCCACCGCCAAATAACCGTGACTGTAATGCTGTAGCCTGTTGTTCAAACTGTGGTTGTAGTAACGCCGCTTGTTCTCCATACACTTCAGCGGCTCTCGCTGATGGATCAAACGCCGCCGCCCGTGCAAACATATCACCTGCACCACCAAGGGCTGTACCCATAATTTGCTGATATGGAGCACTGAGGGTTGTCTGGTAACCACTACTAGGATCATACGATGTAGACCCAGTTGCAGATGTTACAGTGTATGGTTTAAAGTATGTTTGATCTGCTCGCCGTTTAGCTTCAGCAATAGCTTCACGAGACATACCCATGCCACCGCCAACGCCGCCTCCGCCGCCTCCGCCAAATAAACTACCACCAATTGAACCACCTAGTTGCGCTCCCATTGGGCCGCCGACCATGCCTCCTAAAGCTGACCCTGCAATTGAGCCTACTGCGCTACCCATTTGTATATCTCCACATAGGTCTATCTATTCCGTCATCACATGACAATGTTTGTATATATTTATAACCAATAGACTGCACGAACTTCTCCAACTTGGGGTTGTCAGTCAAACAAAAAAACGGTTGTCCATGCATCATCTGTAAAAGTCCATGTACTTGTTTAAATTCTTTCTTAATACTTGGTGTCCACTTGTGTACATCTGCGTGAGTCCAAGTTCTATCTGCAAACCGTTCAAAGTAAATCGTGTATGCAGGTTGTATTGCTACTGGTGTTTTTATCAAACGCCATCGTCTCTACGTAGTGTGCCGCTTACTCCACCGTTATGTGATGTATTAAACCCTGTGACAGATTTACCGGAGTATGCATCAACTTGAGTTCCGGGGCTTGCGCTACCTACAAATGTTCCATCACCTGTAACCCATCGGTAGCCTTCTTTTAAATACATTCTATAGATTGTATCTGTCCCCGGCCCTTGAGCATAGCTGTGTGAATGAAACGCATCTGTAATTTCTGTTGTTAATCCAGATACCCAGTTTTCAATATCAGAAGAATCAGGAGCAAGGTTTAATGTAGTCAGTGTAGTCTCTGAGCTAAATGCAGGACTGGTCAGACCAAACACACGAGTACCGTTAAAATAAACATCTCCCGGTGAATTAGGCGTACTTACCGCAGTACCGTTAAGATATACTGCTTCTTGATACCAATCTAATACTGCACCGTTTACGACAATAGCCATGATTAGTCCTGAGTGTAAATGTAAAGATCACCACCAGAAATATAAATTCTTGCACCACCTTTGGTTGTTTGAGATGCATACTCTAGGTCTGGAATAGCATCAACAGCGGCAGTAACAAAAGCAGTGGTAGCAATCTGTGTTGTATCTGTACCTGCTGTAGCTGTTGGAGCTAAGGGTGTACCCGTCAACGTAGGTGATGCAATAGGAGCATAAGTATTATCAACAAATGCTGTTGTTGCAATCTGTGTTGTTGATGTTCCTGCAGAAGCTGTAGGGGCCGTAGGTGTGCCAGAGAGTGCAGGAGAGTTAGTGTCTGCCTTAGAGTTAACTGCTGTTTGAATTGCATTGAACTCATCGTCAATCTCTGTACCCTTGACAACCTTAAGTGGGTTACCTGTAAGCAATGCATCTTTAGAAGCAAAGTCTGTTGATTTAGTATATGCACTCATTAGATTGTCCTACCTTGTTTAACATAGACATCCATCTTTTGTATTGACAAAGCACCACCGTTAAGGTCTGCTTCAAATCCTAATTGTAATACTGATCCACTGCCAGATCCTGGAGCACGTACTGTGTCAACCAATGTACCGCCTGAGTATTCACCAATGTTGTACTCAGCTACGTTATACTCATACACTGTACCTGTACGTACTGTTAGTGGATAGGAGTTGTACTGGTCACTGTAGTCGAACCCTGACTTAACAACAAAGTCCTGTCCTGTGGCTCCAATGACAGTCATAGACAGACGTTTGAGTATCTTTGTTTGCGATGCCGCACCAAGATCAAAGTAGTTTGTAAAGTACACCATACGATATGACTGACCATTGTCTTGGTATCCGGCATATCTAGCAAGCCCATCCGCATGAGTCATGTATATTTCACCGTCAAATCCAAGCCATTCAGTAAACTCCATGTTGTTCCAGATGGTTACACGAGCCGATCCATCTTCTAATGGCGCACGCATATCAAAACAATACACTTGTTTAGTTGTTGGAAACGCAAGTAAATAAAATGCGTTTGTTGCTGAGTATGTAGATTTAATATTAGCAGGTGTCTCAGATTCAATTAACTGCACAAGATCATCACGCACGTTCTTTGACAAGTCACGCATTGGTGTTGACTTCTCTTGAATGACTCGGCCTAACGACATCAAACCTGAGTCAGACAAGAATAAAATATCTGTACCTGTGTTCTGTAAGCTGTCTCTTGCAATACAACCAACACCGTTAATAACTTCTACCAGTTGCAGTGTCGTAGGGTCAAGGTAAGTTTGAGCAGTATCACTGTCGCCAAAGATAATAATGTTGTTCTTACAGAAGATAATTAAGAAACCGTTGTGCGCTCCTAATGCAATAATCTCGTCATTACCATTGACAAGAATACTTGACAGATCTAAGCTACCTGCTGTGCCTGAGTTCCAACGAGTAGGATCAAGCAAGTCAGTCCAGTAAACTGTGGTAGTGTTCGTTGCTGTATCTGCTGTCCATACTCGACCATACGCAGACAATGCACAGTTACCTTCAATCGGTGTACCAGATGCTGAAGGAGATGCAGAGATATCTAAGATAGTTCCAGTAACCGTATCAAAGTACAATGGCTCATAGTTCTTTTGGAACAAGTACGCCGCATCGTTTAATGTAACAGCTTGCCAGTTACCTTCAGTAATTGACTGTGATCCTGAGTAGGTAATAGCGTTAAGCGTACCTGCAGAGTAAATATAAAAGTTTGTATTTGACCACGCACCAAAGTATTCAGTTGCATCAATGTCAATAAACCGATGCATACCTTGAAGACCAACACCAGTAGACTCATCAAGAAATTGCCAACCTTTTCTAGCACCTAAGCGTCCAAACTTATCAATCACACAGTTGGTAGCTTGTAGTGCAAAGCCAGACTCAAGCGTAATACCAGACTCTTGGGTGTTTAATCCAAAGAAGCCCGGTGCGGCAATACTAGCTGACTGTAAGGGAGTAGCCATTTATACTGTCCAGATAATTTCTTCAGGATGTTTAGCTGAATCAAATGCAATTGCATCGTTCAGTACACGTTGTGCTGTGGCGTAGGCAGAGTTTGCAGAAGCACCGCCATCCTCACCACGCTCTTCGACTGCTTTAGCATACGCAAGCATTTGCACTGGCTTTTCAGGAATTAGTAGTACGTTACTATCTGCTGTCAATTCTGCTTGAGGCATGATTACGTTAAAGCGTAAGTTAAATGCACCATTAGGAATAGGATATAAATCTACTTGCGTATCACCATCACTAGAGATACCATTGAATGAGTAGTACCTAGGTGTTCCATACGCAGGAGTTTGATTCAAGAACCAGTTATTAAACTCACTTGCAGTACGATAGGTCATAAAGAAGTTGCTTGTGTCATTCACAACATCCAACACTTTAAATCTATTCTTAGTGCCGTTGAGTTCGTAGTTGAATGTACCAGACACAGTGGTTGCTGACAACGTAGTACGTAGTGCTGACCAGTTCCAAGCGTTTTCACACTCTTCTTTTGCGTCATTGATCAACACACCAATCAGAGTAGAATACGCAGTCTCGTTTACTGTAGAGACAGTACGTTCTCTCAAGCGTCTGAGAATATTGTTTACTATTTCAAGATACGTCATTTGCGTTTCCTACTTAAGAGATTAATATTATAGCACACTTTTGTGCAAATGTCAACCCCTACCACTTAACTTTATCAGCCCAGTATGCCGCTGACATTTTACCTTTACTAATGTTGCGTCCATGCCGAGCTTTAAATGATGCACGTTTCTTACGCATTGCTTCAGACTCACCTGCTTTAGGCTTGCCTGCAGTCTTAGCACCTTGCTCACCAAACCGAATAGTCTTTACTTGATCACCTTGTTTAGCCACTACAACGTGTGACTTCTTAGGGTGATTAGGAGTACGCTTTGGTTTGTTGTAACCACTAACACCTGCTCTTGCGAGGCGTGAGTCTTTCTTTGTTGGCATTACTTACCCTTCTTCTTGCACTTACCTGCTTTCTTACAAGCGGCAGGACTCGGGCATCCCTTACATGGTTTGAATGTTGACTTACCTGCTTTCTTCATTGCAATTGCCACAGCTTGTTTCCTCGGTTTACCTGCTTTGATCTCTGTGCGTATGTTGCTAGAGATTGTCTTTTGACTAGAACCTTTCTTCAGAGGCATTACTTATAATTTCTAATGTTTGCAGATGAACAAGAACCTTGGCCGCACGCAGATGGTTTCTTTTTAGCAGGCTTCTCCATTGTTTGACGCAAAGAAGATTCAAACTTTTTCATACGATCATCTGCACCCGGATCACGGTGTTTCTTTTTTGGAGGTAAAGTCTTTACAGTTTTACCGTCAACTTTAATTGCTAATGGCATCTTACTTACCTCTTTTAGTAACTTTAGTTTTAGGTTTCATATAAAAACCTTTTGCCGCTGAGTTTGGTTTACTCTTAATTTTAGGCATCGCTTTTGCTTTACCACTGCCTTGAGTTTTTGCAGACATAGACTTAACTGCGTTAGGTGAGCCTTTTTTAGGATCGTAGTTTTTTTTAGGCGGTTGTTTTTTCTTTGGTGGGATAGTCTTTTTAGTCTTTCCATCAACTACAATTTTTAATGGCATGATTATTTCCTTAATGTTTCCATAAGACCTTTACCGGCTTTGACACCGAATGAGGCCAGTACAATTACCATGAGAATCTCATGATACCAAATCGGCAAAGTTGCCAATGCGTTGAACCCCGCTTGGATATGTCCTACCATGCTTGGTATAAAGACAAGTATCAAGGGGATGCTGAATACTATCGTTAACCACTCGTCTTTCCACGAGTTCTTGGATGACTCGGCCATGATGCGTTCCCAATCCGCTGTGGACTGTGCCGCTGTTTTCAGTGCGGTGGCTTTGGCCTCTGCGGTGGCCTTGGTTGATTCCGCCTTGCTCTTGACCCATGTACCTGCCAAGTCCGTGATAGCTGTGACTAACCCAATCATGAGGCATTTCCTGTTACATCCGTCTGTACACACACTGCTTCATAGTTTATCTTAGGCTGTGGTGCTGTTGCCATGAAATACTCACGGGCTTCAAAGCACTCGTCCATTGTTGCAAATGGCCCTTGAGGATAGACAGCGTAGCTATCAGACTGAATTAGGATTGCAAATAATAACCACATAGGTGACCTACTGTTTACTGAGCCAATAGAAGATGTATATTACCAAGCCAATGGCTGAGAGAACGCTAACGCCCAAACCGATGCTAATACAAATATCAACAATTTGTTTTTTACGTTTAGCTTTCTTGGCTTTCTCAGCTTTCTCTGCGGCTTCACGGCTTTCTTTCATCTTACTCTGGTAGTCTAACCAATCTGTCCATAACCCGGCTCGCCCTTGCCAGATCATCATTTGTTTCAGAGCATCCTCATATTCTTTAAGTTGCTCTGTGGCCATGAACGCTTCAAGGTCAGACTTATATCCGTGTTCATGTGCTTTCTTTTGTATCTCAGCCTTGAGGCCAAAGTAGTCTGCTAGTGCCTGTCCTGCTTCATACAGTTCTTTACCATTGGCGATGGTTTCTTTGATAACGCCAAAGGCCGCATTAGCGGCGGCGAGTTCAGCTATCATCGGGGCTGTCCTTGCCCAATAACCTCTGTACTGTCTTTGTCTCGTAGATCCTTATTGCTGTCCATACTAATGTAAACAACGCCGCCATCGGAGGCAACAGTTCACCAATCGTTCCTACCACAGTGACTACACTTAAACCGTCTACTAAAGTTTTCGTGCTTTCTGTTGCCATCTCTTTCACACTCCGTCCTTAGCTGTCTGCTTCTTGTATGGTTAGCTCACCCGCATCAACCTGACGCATGATTTCTGCGTAGTGGCGGTTGGCAGGGTCTAGTGGGACTGACAATGCCCTTGATGGGTTTGTATTTAAAACTACATACACCGCAGTATTTTCTGTTTCTGTTGGAGCCTTTGTGTATTTTGCCAAAACAATATCCATATCAACCCCTATAACTCATTATCAATAGCAACAAAAGCACTAGCATTATTGCATAAGAATTCGCCACCATTTCCCGCCGTGCTAGATACTGAACCACTTCCTTTATATAACGTACAAGATTGTGCGCCTTTGCGAGTTAAGCCAAATGAATCAAATTGATCGTTTCCGCTTTCACGATAGACACGATAAAAGTATGTTCCCGTTACCTGATCTAATGAATATGATGTGGTTCTTTTTTGTACTTGAAATTTAACAGGTAAATGAAAACTAGTTGAGGTGTAGTAATTACCACTACCTATACAACCGGAAGAGCTATCGGCCCCATTTGCTAAAACTTCATAATACCTCTGACACAACGCAAGCTCCTCCCCGAATGAGCGATGCTCGAAAGGTGTCGCAACAGAGCCGACTTCTAGTTGGACTCCGGTGAAATCAATAGTGCCCGATGTAAGTGCTGATCCAAAATTAACTTGTAACATTAGGCCATTAGTAATTGTTGTGCCACTTACATCAGTTGTTGCAGTTAATCTGGCTGAACTACCGTTAGCAACAGTTCCCAATGCTACTCCACTTGCAACAGTTGTATTACCACTAAAGTTATCTGCCGCTGTCGGATGGTAGTAATCAATAGTAGGACTAATACTTGCACCAGAGTTGTTTTCTATATAGATGGAGAAAGTAACGCTGTTGCCGTTAATCTGAGCAACATCCTTACTCTCAATACGATAAATGTAATAAACGCCTGTGACACCTGATGCACCTGTGTAACGGCACATCTTCTGTGTTCCAATACCACTGATTGCATTTGTTTCTTGTGAGACTGTAATACCGCCACCGTTTGACTGAGATCGCACCCTATCTAGCGTATACGTCCCTGTTCCTGCACCTAACGTAATACTCGTCCCACGCTGTGCCACCTGCATCGCACCATTGATGATGAGATTCCTGCGCCCCAACGATGGAGATGCAGTGGTCACCACCGTCCCGGTTGATACGTCATCTGCTACGTTGGCTAAGTCTCTTGCACGAGTCATCTCTTACTCCGGCTTTGTAGGCCAAGTTACGTCATCTAAAGAAGTTGCTGTGTCTGTGATGTCACGCAGTGCCTGACGGTATGCAGTCTGTTCAGCAGTCATGGTCAGATCAGATGATGCCCACCAGTCAGTAGCGGCAATCAAACGATCACGCTCTGCACGCAATGCCTTCATAGGCTCTGCCGCTGTAAGCTCTGCTTGCTTTGCAGAGACTTCAGTCCACGTTACGCCCCAGTCTGCTGAGTTAGCTGACTCAATGGCACTACCATTAGCGTCTGCTCCAGTGACCTTGCGGAACATTTCGTTGAACTCTGCCTCTGTTGTAGGCTCTCCACGGAGAACC